GGAGTTTTTCGGCTTGCCCAGCGCTGCACGTCAACGTCGGGCGACTTCAAAACAGAATGTCTTCCAAGAAAACAGGACACAGGATCCAGCGCGTTGTTGCTCCAGCTGCTTTCCCTGATGCTCAGCCTTCAGGACCTATCACAGAGGCCGCCCTTACGACAGTCGCTGCAGTGACTGCAAACGACATACTAGGATCTGTCGGCCTCCCCTCCGGTCCTGTCGAACTCCTCGAGCAAGAAGCTCAGGAGGGCGCCAGCATAGCAACGTCAGTCCTTGAGTCGGCTCAATCCTTCTCGCCAGCATCCATGGTGTCAGCGACCTTGGGCACCGAGTCTGCTCCGCCGAGTATGACACTCGCAACCACAGTAGTTATCAGCCAAGCCGATTATAATGCCTTAGTCCAGAGAATCGCTGTTCTCGAAGCGATGGTTAACCGCCTTGCCTCCACCCGCGATCTCCACGGCGGACGACTGGATGTAATTGAGAGGGATATATCGTCTCTGTCGTCGCGTTTTGATCGCACCACGTCCCGCCTCAATGGTGAGCTTGAAGAGCTCCAACGTGGAGCTCAGACCGCCACAGAGGCTCTACACTCTGTATCTGAGCAAGAGAGTGACGGCGAAGATGAGCTCTACATGGAAGAAGCCTCACCATTTGTGCCACCGCCGCCTTCTGCATATACTCGCACTCCGACCGTGTCGTCCCATCAGGAGGCTACCGCGGTCTCCTCTCGAGGCACCGCCTCTATACGGAGTCGCTCTGCAGCTCCGACGAGAGAGGGAGTCCAGATAGCCGAGGACCGACGCCTCACGCAGAGCGAAGCTGACCGCCGGGCTGCACTGCGCAACAGATTCCGAGTGCCACTCGGTCGGAAGTGAGAAGAGAGGGCGGCTCGGCTCCATAGCGAGACTGAGCATAATGCGACTCCACCTCGGATGATGACAATTGTGAGAATTGATGTACGATTAGCCCGTCGCCGTCTGTTGACTGAGCCTTTATTTGTACGAGTACTGTGTTTGAAGACAGCCCCGATAATAAAAACGACATCTGCATTGTTAACTCTATCAAAGCACCATGGACCCAAACCCGAACAATCGAGCTCCAGGTGGAGGAGTTGCACGCGCCGTAGCTGCGATGAGAGTGCGAAACGCTGCTGCGGCAGCACAGGCCGCTGCAGCGTTAGGGGCCATACTAGCTCCTGCCCCTGCAGTATCCACCACGGCCGTTGCAGTTGGTTCAGCCAGCATTCTCCCGATAGTTCGCACCCTCTCAGATGACGCAACAGCGTTCGATAAGTGGGCAATGTTCCTTTTTCTCTGTGCATGCTCTGTGACTCCCCAGACCCCGAGTATCGATCGAACAATCACATGGCTGCTATCCCTTTCGTATCTGCTGTTCCGGGATACGATGTTGCCTATGTCTGGCACCCATTATGTGCCTGTGGCGGTGTCTGCGCCCCAGCTCGCATCGATTAAGACCTACATCGCCGACTATATAGAGCTCGGTCGAAATGTAGGAGCTGATATTCATCATGAAGCTGCCGTACTCGCCGATAGACACGCTCTGGCCAATCTTCCTCCACCCGGCATCTTTGATCCTGCAGAGCTTAATGTTGCAAGCGACTCGGTCATCATGTATGCTTATTATGGGGTGGTAGCTTTTGCGGCGAGTAAGGACGCCTTGAAGACCGGAGCAAACTCCTTGATCACCACTAGGCCGAAAGCACTGCTCGAGAAATACCGGTGGGATGAGACCTCTGCACCAATGCTACTCGGGTCCCTTCAACCTTCACAAGAATTCTTCGGGCAGCTTCATCACGGATGGATGCGCTCTGCTGTAATCGGGGGACGGTTGTGGACGACGTTCGCTCGGTTCTCCTCCGTTCACTTGTCTGCTGAGATCGCCGCCTCCTGGACCACGATGCGCCTTGCTAAGTGGGCTATGTTATCCCACGTTGCTATCATTGGCGCGTTCCTGTCGGAGTTCCCGGTGGCACACTATTGCGAAGCCCTCGCTCCTCAAGTCGCCCAGTACGTTCGGTCTGTTCGGCAACTTTACGAGATGTGCCCCCGGCTTATCGGACTTGACGGGCGAGTCGTGATGAATGATGACGGATCCGAGCGACGAGACACTACACTGATGCCGTTCGTTAAACTGATTCACTCTGATGCGTTGGATGTAGCTAAACGCGAATGGGTCGAAGGGATGTTGGTAGTCGCTCACCATGCATTGTTGCCCTTACGTCCGACTCTATCAGGGTATACGATCCCCTCCGGGCACGGCGACCTCGTCGCACAATGGGATGATTTTTACGCCGCCTATAATGCGCGATTGGCAGCAGAGGCCGCAATGGAACAGATAGCACCAGGAGCGGATGCACCCCCTGTAGCTCCACCTCCAGGCTACGGAGCTTGACGTAAGCGGAAGCAGAGCACAGCCTCGCCAGGGTGACACCTAAGGTACGAGTGATCCCCTCTATGTCTCCGCCATCGTTGTCTGTCTATCTCTGCATCGATTACTTGTACATCTATTCATGCTTCTATCGCCCTATTATCTAACTCTCTGATCGCTTGTGCCTTACGTAGTCTGTCGATAATAAAAACTGATTATGTCGCAACCTACATCTCCTTTGCCCGGTAAGCTCACTACAGGGGCGACTCGAAGAGGGCTCGGAACAAGCTACAAAGAGAAGAACAAGAATGTGACAGAGTTCTTAGAGCAGAACCAGATCGACCTTAATAACTACAGAGATGCATTTCGATCTCTACGAACCGATCAACAGCGCACTATTGATCGGGCGAAGGATATTGTCAAAGGAACCATGCCAGTTGTCAACGAGCTCCTGTCTGACACATGGCTCGGGGTTCGTCCCGAAAATACTAACCTCTTAACTCATCTCGACCTGGATCGGGCCGTTTCAAGTGAGGAAGCTACTGTCGCCCTTGAGGAGCTTGTCTCACTCTTAACGTGGGCAGTGGCTGCTCGTGAGGAGGTGATCACAGCGTTCGTCCAGCATGTTGAAGCGTCCGCTGCAGCAGCACGGGCCGATACAGGTACCGTTGCCACTACTACTCCTCTTCAGTCCAGCAATACAAGCAGTGCAGTATCAGCTGCACCAACAAGCCCTGAAACCAACCCTGGACCGTCTATCAAACATGGGAAAGGCAAGCGCAAGGCACATCAGACTGCATCAGCTGGCCCGTCAGTGAACCGTCGCTCATTGCTTGATGAGTCCCCGCCCGACTACACGTTCCCAGAGAGCCCAAGCTTATGAGACATACTGAAGGAAAGACAGAGAAGGAGGGTCCAATTCGACTGTATCAACCCTGACTTTGAGAATACGCTCGAATGCTATGACGATTTGTGTGCCTATGTACTAGTGATCAATCATTTGCCAGCATCTCGAAAGACCAATCGTAACCTGATATTAAAAAACGACTATACAACAATGTCAGAAGTATCAATGATTAATACACCAGATGTCACAGTTGGGGCGTCATCAACTGAGACGAGGGTTATTGTAACCCCGCAATTGGCGGTTGCCAGGTTGGCTTTTGGAGAGCCCCCCCACATCGCCCGCAGGGTGGTGTCCGTGGCTGCTCTTCGATCCTCACTTAGCACTATGACAGAGCAGAGCGCCCGTTACCTTAGTCAGGCACAGCTGTGGCGAACAAGCTACCTCGCCCTTGCTGAAGAGGTATCACGGCTATGTATTGCAGTAGAGCAACATAATGCTTGGGTCGGGTACTTCATCACTGGAACTCCTGGAGCGCGAGCTGTGGAAGACCCTCCTCCGGAGGAGCTTATGCGCTCAATCACCAAGAACCCGATACTGGTAGCGAGGTGGACGCGTGCACGTCTAAAGGGTATGGATGAGGCGCTTGCAGAGGCTTTTCTGGCTCCGATTATCTTGTCAGAAGCAGCGGGCTTCCAACGAGAACAGGCTGAAGATCTAGGCTTTGAGGAGGTAGTGGTGGCATCTCGCCGTCACGTTGAGAGCCAGGTGACAGCTGAAAGCCAGAATGATGCAGACATAAGTGGAAGCATCAATACTGAGGTAACTGAATAGTTAAGAATGATGCTCGCTACGATAATAAAAAACAGAATCTCTGTACTACGCTAGTTACCCTCAGCAGCTACCAACATGTCTTCTCGCATGTCCCAGGAGAATCACGCCGACGAGGTGAGGATCTCGCTAAGGGCCCACGCGTTAGCGTCAGCAAGTCGCCCTTCTGGAGTGGTCAATGTGGCCACCGGTGTTGACAATCTCCCTTTAATAGCTCGCGCCACTCGCCGAGTTGGGGAGACAGTTGTTGGGGAAGGGTATTTACCAGCATCAGCGAACGCCGTGGAGGAGATGAGTGATCTCGGCCCCTTACATTTGTGGATGGAGGCACCATCATACTTCCGACGCGGTAAGGTACGCATATGGAAAACAGATTGCTCGGATGTCGATGCACTTCGAGACGCGTGTGTAGATGAGAATGCTCATGACCTAGCACTATGGGGCTCAGCTGTAGCGGGGGTCAACGCAATCCGAGGTGCCTCACGGGTTTTTCGAAGGATAACGCGATACACTCGAAAGATGCGACGCTGGTTTCTTGCCGGCGACTTGACTGAACAGGTTCTGCGAGAATCGTTCGGAATGCTTAACCGGTCAGAATCGCCACCGCACAGTGGCTGGGTAGAGTCGGCCGAAAAAACGGTCGATGAGGTAACGCTCTGTGCCGCCCATCTTGCTTATCTGACTGCTGATCCGTAGCTTGCCCTTATGCTATGACTATACGACGTTAACTAATAAGTCATATATAACAGCGGGTACAGGCTCGCCCGCTGATGGCTGTCAATGACTAGTGAAGCACTGATATATACGCAGCTCGATTAATAAAAAGATCCTTTGACTAAAACAGGCATTGCATCAAACATTGAAACACACCATGCTATTACCGCAAGACATTGACTTCTTTGGGCTTAACGGACGAGGTTCAGGTTCAGAGCGCTATTTCTGCGAACGGTATCTGTCCTCTCCTCTCATAGCTGACGGATTAGTTGATGATATTGAATCAGCCCTAGGAGTTAGCCCAGCGACACCGAGTGCACGTCGTCTAAAAGCGATTTATGAGTTGATAGACCGACGTGTACTCGGGCCATACAATCTTGGCCACGGATTGGCCGGTAATTCACGCATAACAATCGATGCAGTTCCAGTTGAGCCGGATGACTTGTTGGAGTTGGCGTTGCCGGCTTACCAGGAAGAGTCAGGTGCCCTGTGGGCCGCAGAATGTGCTAGTATTGCTGCTTCTACTGTCAATGACTACCTTCGAGATATTGGACTGCCGTCGTCATACGAGTTCGAGATGACGCCTGATACATTAACGCTTTTCCAGTACGAGCGATATTTGACATTGGGACAACGAACCTTGGTGGCTAGGGCCGCCTCAGGAGACTTGAGCCCTGTCGTGATCGCGCGTCCGACGGCATTTGGATCGCACATGATAATATCACGAGACTACACTTGCTGGGTTGACGAGGTGACCGGACACACTGTGATCGCAACATATAACATGTTTCTATCATTGCTTGACATGGTTCGGATGCGTGCTCGCGTGTCACTGGCCGTCGATACTCTGTATCCTGATTCATCATTGCACGATCGTATCTCGCAACAAATTGCGTGGCAGACGTACTGGATATCTGTATACGGAAACGAAGGATATACACTGGCTAAAGCCACAGAGGCTCTATGCAAATCGCTTCTGACTAAGATTACAGATCCGGACGGGGCAGCTGATCATGTGTATGAGAAAATGTGGGAAAAAGTCGCCAAGAAGAACTCTGCATTAGCTACTAGTCCGGAGCTTGCTAATTATCATCTAATGAAGCAGCGAGCATCGTTCGAGCGGTATACTTCAAACGCAACAATCCAAGAACTCGTGGAGCTATTCGGAGTGCAGAAGCTGACAGGACATCCGTTCATCTTTGTAGAACGAGGAGGGAGCAGTGCGGCCAAGGAAGCTCTAGAGCATGTGTACATATCCCAAGACTCAATTCAAGAGCTACGTGGAGCATGGGCTTCCCTCTTCCTGGAAGGATTTATACGTAAAGAGCGTCGATGGCCCAATATGCACTTTGCTCCGGAATCAGCAGGTACACACCTCAAGATGTGGCATGACGCAGGCTTCTTAGGAGTCCAGGCGGTGGAGATTCCCCTGTCTGACTGGGCAGGGGTTGAGTTCGCAAAAACTCTCGACTTCAACTATCATGAGAGCTATATACCGTTCATCGACGATAAGGCGTTAAGCTACGAGCGGGACGTCCTAGATGCCTATTGGGACAAACATGTACATGCTTCTACCAGCAATCGTTTACTGCTTGAGATTACATCTAGGACCTCCTTCTCGTACCGGGCAATCGTTGACCGTATAGTAACTGAAGGTGCGCCATATGAGTGGAGGGTTGTTGCTCTCTTCCCGAAGGAGAGAGAGCTCAAGATTGATGCCCGGATGTTCGCGATTATGGTTCTGGAAATGCGCACTTATTTTGCAGGAGCTGAGTCTAATCTTGCCCAGTATGTGTACCCATATCTCTCAACGCAAACTATGACAAAAGACAAGGCGGCAATCCTCGAACATTTCTACAAGATGACGGCCCCAGCATCAAACCCTGACAATCTTCATCTGTTTATTGAGTGCGATCTTTCCCGCTGGAACCTGCGGTGGCGAGCATCTTGCATTGATCGAATTGGTGCGGACCTTAATGCGCTGTTCGGTGTTAAAGGTGTCTTTACCTTCGTACATGAGTTCTTTGAGAGTGCACTGTGCTTCGTACGTACTCCTCGCATGCGGCCGGCCGGAATTGAGACAGGGGATCCTCCAGCATCCGATCTGTGTTGGTACAATCATAAAGGCGGGTTCGAGGGTATCGCCCAGAAGCTCTGGACTATCGCAACATACGCTATGGTATATCGTGCATTGGTAGGTTTCGCTTTCTCATTTATACTGGTAGGGCAGGGAGACAACCAAGTACTCTCAATTCACGCTGCTCGGGATCAAAACCTAACAGCTGCGGAGCAGTTCAAGACCCTGGCAGACGAGGTGCTTGATAGATTAGAACACCGCTGTCTGGACGTCAATCAGGAGCTTAAACCTGAGGAATGTATTGAATCACGAACCGTAGTTACCTATTCGAAAGATGTCTGGGTGAATGGTATGCAGTATTTCCTCTCTCTGAAGTATCTTGCCCGAGCATTTGCTAGGACCAATAATGAACTTCCGTCTATGGAGGCAGAGATGACGGCGTTACATTCAGCGTGTCAGGCGGCTGCCGAGCACTCAACCTCTCCGCTTTCAGTGTATCTCATAGCAATCTTCCTTTCAGCCCTGGAGTACTACGGGCGTGTGCGAGAGGAACATCCCGAGTGGAGCCGTGTCCCAGCAGTCCGTAGGCTGCGATTGCAGACTGCACGACCAGTGGACTTCGTGCGGATGATGTGGCTTCCAGCAGCGCTCGGTGGACTCTCAGGATCTATGGTATGTGACTACCTACATCGTGGAGATGCAGACCCTGCCATGGAGGCGATTAGCACCCTCCTGCGCGGAATCGGTAGCTCCTGTTATCTTGCTCCCCTCGGTGTATTGCTGGCAGGCAAAGATATGTTCAGCCCGGATGCGGACCCTGTCACCTTGTTATCTGATCCTTATTGCCTCCCAATCAGAACTTACGCAACCAGCGAGTCCGCTGCTAAGACGTTTGCTGCAGCATATCTGCAGACCTCGATACGAAACAATGATCTCAAATTGATCACATCTCGGGACTCAGTGGCCTACGGGGAGGAAATCAAGACCATTCTCCTGTCCATGACTCCCCTTTATCCTGCAGTAGCGCGCGAGATATACGATTGCACTGTCGCAAAGGAAGCAGATCGACTTAATCGCATGTTCACATCCACTCAGACAGTACAGGCGGCTGCAAGAGCTGCCGGGTCTGATGCTACGGCCGAGATTGTTCTACGATCAGGTGCGTCCTTTCATATGAAGGTAGACTCAATCTTTAATCTTCCTGAAACATCAGAGCCACTTGGCTTTGACCCCGTATCTGCTCATAGGTACGTAGTTACAGCACGCCAACTCTGGGAGCACATAGTCCCTCCAATCGAGGGGGTGACATCCTTGACGGCCAGTCTATTTTCAGCACACATTACAGACTTTCCATCAGATCGCAATGGGGTCAAGCTATACGCCGTATTGCCTGCCACTCCGTTAACAGTCCGCGGACCGTACCGACCTTATCTAGGACGTCCAACTAAGCTCAATCGATCCGCATACGGGTACAAATTGATAAGTGATTCGAGGCCTGCCGCTTCTCTGCGTCAACTGAGCACCTTAATTTCACTACCTGGACTCGGTCCGTCTGCTCGGGAGTTGATTACCCATATCGCTACAAGCCGAGGCCCTGTCGGTGAAGAGTTCGCCGACCTCGCAGGGCGAATAATATCTGGCCATACCCAGCACCGCTTCCACGGACGTGACCATGAGCGTGGCAGCTACACAGTTGGACAAGGGAATCTCGCAACACACGTGATATTCAATAGCGAGGAGTTTGACCCGGTTAGTGGAAGCGCCGAGGACTACCCAGTCATGTTCCAAGGCTTGTTCACCTGGCTTCTCGGTCTGTTAGGCCATTTGGTGACGAATCAACACTACCGCAGTCGCTACGTTGAGATCACCCTCTCATGTCCAGAAGCCCTCTTGGTGCCACTTCCAATCTTTGCTGCAGATGTACCAGATCTTGAGGGACTCACAGCACCTGATGCCTTCCGGCGGTCAACTATTGTATATGACCCAAATGTGTGGTCGATCCGGCTATCAGGGCCCCTAACGTCCAAGGTTCTCATCCCTGACCTGGAGCTAGTCGATCTCCCAGATGATGAATTGATTGACTCTGCAGTTCGGGCCCTTGCAAGCGCTACGATACCCTCGTCCGGATTAGCCAACGATATCATGGATGGAATGTTACAAGTGCCTCGTAGACTGAACATCGACGTTCCAGAGATGATTCGTTTAGGAGGGGAGCGTCTCTTTGCGGGCCTGGTCTGGGCAGCGACCATCGCAATCGGGCGTGCCTGGATAGGTCATCTCGCGATTGGTGGTGAGCCAGCTCACGCCTCGTTATACTCAAGACGAGTGTCACAATACCTTGCCCCCTTGTTCCTCGACCAGATGACCATCCCTCGCATGGCCGCTGATTCATCAATTCAAGAGTTCAGTGTATCAGCTACCCCAGATTACACGGGCAGACACGATCAGCCAGTGGCGCGGATAGCGCGTGAGATGCAGTCTCGAATCCTTTACCATCTCACGAATGACCGCCAGGATCTTAGACGAGTGGTCCTTTTTGGAACTGAACGCGGGGGTATCGGCAGTGAGGTTTGCTTAGGTCTGATCGGGGTCATATTGTTACGTCAGTTCCATCAAGGGACCCCTTGGGAAACAGTACGCTCGCTGGCGAAAACCGAGCAACTGCAAGGTGTACTTGCGGCCCCTCAGGAGTCTAAGCGCCTCCGACTTCTTGCGATCTACCTGCGTAAACTGCGCACAGCATGTGCTCCGGGTACATTGGCTGCTAGGTCGATAACGCGAATGCTAAACGGTGAGCTTCTCGGGCTACGGAAGAGTGACGTGGCAGATGTCATACGCCTCGCCCGATGTCTCCCAATTCCTGATTACATCATCTCGAGACCAGAGCCGCGCAGCATGCACCGTGACATCGACAGGACTGCATCGGATTCTGTACGTGCCTTGGACGAGAAATTAAGCCTACATGCAGACATCCCAATTGTCACTAAACTCCGATACACTCTGTACGGATTGTCCAAGTCGGCCAGCTCTCATTACGCTACGTGGGCAGAGGTGCTAACCTTGATCCGAGGAGAGCGATTGTTCCTGGTAGGAGTCGGGCACGGTGTTGCGGCGCGAGCAGCGCTAGATGGCTCGTGGTCCCGAGTGATAGGGTGCGATCTTCGAACCGTGTACCCTATGACTGATATCCGTAATGAAGTTCCTCCCCGAGAGGTGATTGCAGGGGGACATGCGCAACGATTCCATTGGAGCCCTGTCATGCTAACTACTACTGGTGATGTACGAGACCCCTTAGTAGTGCAAGCGCTCCTCGAGAACAGTCGTGATGCGGACGTCTTCGTCTTGGACATTAGGGGTGGAGCATCCCTCCGCGAAACCCTGGAGTGCGCACTCCAAATCGCTCTTCGTCGGCGACTAGTTGTGCGGATCTGGACGACGTCGCATGAGCTTCCAAGCGTGCTGTATGAGATACTTCTCCGTCTTCGTATTATCACCCGTTTCCCGTATCGACTAGGTACTTCGGTACAATTGTTCGCTGAGGTAGCACCGCATCTTGCTTCCCGTCCGTCCAGCACGCGCATTCGAGAGCTCATAGCCGAAACGGGAGGGATAACCTTGACGCCACCTGTGTTGCCACTTACTGAGCGAGGAGGAACAGCACGACAGCGTCGTGATGACGCTTTGAGGTTGTCTTTATGGGGAGATAACATATCAGACCTCCCCTCAGCATTGTTTCGGGCGCGCGCAATGATCGGAGCGTGGCTAAGACGCGACGATTATCGACAGTGGACTGTGTTACTCGCACAACAATGCGCGTTGGAGTGGTTGATCATGAAGAGGGCCAGCATCGAGTCTTTGGTAGCGATCCTATGCTCTTCAGAAACTACCCTATTGTCTGATCGTGGCGTGGAGCTGAAGATAGCAGTGACAGAAGATTGTAGAGACATTCTGACAGGGCCAGCATTAAGGTTTGCACTTAGGCACTCCCTATTGTCGTGAATTACTGCGACTCAACCGATAAGAAGAAGAAAATATGATTCCCCTTACCGTATTATAAAAAACCAAGCGAGCTCGTTGGTCTCGGTCTTCATATTGATGGGTCTCCGTATTGGTTGTTAATGCACCTTCTAGTGTAAGGCACAGCCCTCCCCCCTGTCCCCCCCCCTTTAGCGACTAGCTACAGGCTTTTGCTCCATGCTTCGTCGGGCAGGGGGGGGC